AAAGCTGATCGTCTTACAAATGGCGTACTATCAACTTCTGCTTTAGTTGCAAAGTATTCATCTAAAAATGATAACGGATACAATTGCACTTGAGTATATTCAGGTTTCTGCATATCTTTAGGCAACATTTTCCATTTAAGCTCGATACCTTGTTTAACAGCTTCGGCTGTTACTTCTCGACCAATGTTCGATCCACCTGAACCTTTACCTAGATATTCAAAAAGCGATAGATATGTTTCTTCATTATTCTTCATATATACTTGAATTATTATCGTTTTCGAAACATTCTACTTTAATACATTTGCAACGTCCGGCATCTGTTTTTGATAACACTTCATTGAACTTATCATATACCAATTTAGCACATGACTCAGCTCCCATCTTCTCAAGAAAATGTACTTTACAAAGACCTTCCATTTGCATTTGTTCAAACAAATCGCGATATGGATCATTGGCTTGAATTAATGTAGTATGATCCCACATATGATCCATCCAATCTTTAAGACCGTTACCGGCCGGCGGTGTCTTAAAACCTCCATAGTCGACAATCCAATTCATATCATCTAACTGATTTTCTTCTAATGGTTCGTTAGATGCAAACCATACTTTGAATTTCAAAGCATAACCATGTAACAACTGACAATGAGAATGCTGAGCTTTCCATTGACGAATTGCTACAGAATAATTTTCAAATAGTTTAGTTGAAATGTATCTACCCATATTAAAACTCTTTTATTCGTTCTACTGCATTTGCTTTATCATAATTAAATGTCCAAGCTAAGAAATATTTTTTACCATGTAATAAATGAGATGCAGTATATCGATATGGATTAGCATATTCGCTCATCGTGTTATGCATTGACTCTTCTGATGAAAAAACTGTAAAATTAGTAGCTTCTGGAAAGTATTCAGAAAATCCAATACCAGTATGTCTAAATGATCGATCCAATACCGTTTCATAAAACATGGTACGAATGTATTCTTGATCATACATTGGTAATTTCTTAAAGTTAACTGCTAATTCTACGTCCTTAAACTTAAACTCTTTTTCGTTTGTCATAACTTTTATTTTTAATATTTACATAAATATAAAAACTATTTTTCAATTATCCAAATCTTTTTTATCTTTTTCTGTAAAATTTGTAATATAATTATAATCAGTTTCATACTTACCAGCGCCTTCAACTGTATATACAGTCATATCAATTTTGTAACCAGGATTCTTATCAATGCGATTAAATGTCCAAGCATTGTCCATCCATATGATTCTATTGTTAGGATATATAAAATAATTGCCGTTATTCATTTTGAATACGTGTCCACATTTATGTTCAGGTGTTTCTGAAAAATTTGTATCTAACATGTTGCGATTTTCATGAGACCAGTCTAATGTGAACATATATGTTCCTTGTCGTTTAACACCGGTTATTGATATTAGGTCAGCACTTAAACCAGATAATCGTTCACGTATCTGTACATCGATATAAGATGAAAAGCAATCCCAGTACATATGTTCTGTCAATGGTAATCGTTCAGCATCATGTTTCCAACAGAATGCATGTATAGGACGACGAGTCCAATTTACTCCATTTTCTAAAAATGCTTCAAATAATGGAACACGTTTCTGTATTGATGCTACGGAATGTACATCTACCAATGTATATTCATCATGGCCTTGAGTATGATTAAAAAGAAATTCGTTACGTATAAAACACGTAATGGTTGGAATGTTTGCGTTCAAATAACTCATATTAATGTTTTTGTGCGATCAGATAACCAGAAAGTTTAATTGCAGTATATCGTAATGCATCTGTTTCTTTAGTATTTATTTTTTCTTTATCTAATACAAAATCTGCTCGTAATATTCCAATTGCTTTACGATTCAAATCAAAAATAGCATATTGATAAGTTGATTTAACACCGTATTCAATTAAATAACTTTTGCATCCAGATTCTGGAAAATCTTTATCTACATCATAACATAAAAATTCTTTACGTTCAATTAAATGTTTAATAGTCGATAAGCATGCTGATACTGGAACGTTTTGTAATCTCATTTGGTGTCTAGCAATTCCTGGCCGAACAACCTCATATGAACAAGATAGTTTTTGCATACTACGCCCAGAATAATATTCTCCGCCATTATGAAATGAAAATATAGAAATACGGTCTGCACCAATCTCATCTTTAAGTTCTTCCAATCGTTCAATTATTTCACTATCTTCATCAACCGTACGTTGTACAACACATTCTCGTGCTTTAGCTTTTTTCTCGAGATAATATTTTAACCATATAGCTGATAATGTACCAATGATACCTAATACGGTCGTGAGTATTCCTAATAATACACTTTCCATAATTTACAAACTCAATAACATGTCAATGAGTTCAGGCTGAGGAAACATATCTACTTTATCTTTTCTAGTATTAGTATGAGTCCACATTCCTTTAACTCGTCCATAATAGGCGTTCTCATTGAATTCAAAACCTGCTGCGCCTTTTGATTTAACTTCTTCAATCAATCCTTTATGGATATCAATGTTATCACGATTTGCGATAAACAGAATCCAATCTTTTAATACTTGTAATTGTTTATCTGAATATCGATGCCATGTTGTATGACCGCGAAATGCTTTTGGCAATGTAGTTACATGTGATGCAATCACTTCACCGCCGGCATAGTTATAATATTTGCTAGGATCTTTTGCTACCCAGGCATTACCTTTACGGTATCTACCTTTGGTTACATATCCATAATTACAAACTTCAATACCAACTGAATGTGAATGCATATGCTGAGAACCATTGTCTCCTAAATGCCAACCATAACCGCCAGTAGGTACACATTGTATCAATTCACCATCATATTGAGCATTTGTACCATTACATGCAGGACCACCCAATATAAATTCAGTGGCAATACGACCACGAGTATCTTTTGCCCACATGTCAACTACTTGGTAAGGATTATGTCCTCCGGCTGTGTGATGTAAGAATAAATATTCTTTTTTGGTTGGCCCGGCAAGATATTCATCCTTTGGTAAAAGATATTGTTTATATGAAAGAGTATCCGATTCTTCAACATGTTGTTCTGATAAATCCGTAGATGCAATATTTAATTCTCCCCATGTTTTAGGACCAACAACGCCATCTGCTACTAATCCATTTTTCAATTGCCATGCTTTAACTGCCGCTTCTGTTTTTGGTCCAAAATTACCATCCGCTGTTAAACCTAATTTAGTTTGAAGTAATTTAACTTGTTCGCCTTTACTACCGAGTTTAAGAATCATATGACATTCCTCTATTATAAAATATTTTTTACTTCCTTTTCAATATCTTTTATATCTGAACTAGACATTGAACTAAAGTCGGATCGGTTAATCTTAGATTGCAGAGCTTGCGGAGTTATTTTAGCATCATCAGTAAACCAAACGCCATATTCATCATCTAAAAATTTTACAACATCTTCAAACTTTCCTTGCGCTTGTGCAGTAGTTAATAGATCAGTAAAAAACTTTTTCATCTTTGTATTTTCTGTTAAAGGTTTACGTGATGATTCTAATAACAATGCATCGTTCGAAGATGGTCTAGATTTAAACAATCGCCGATACGATTCTCTTAAATTCATATTATTTCCTTATGTTCAATTATTTACTAATAAATATGTTCGTAGTTCCTTTTACATGCTTAGGATTATATGGACAATGTCGACATCCGTTACCGCAGCATACGCCTCTACGCATATGATAAGATTCTGACATCACGCGTTTTCCATTTTCCCAATAGAAGTCAGTTGGAAGGAGCTTGTTTCCAAACTCCCTCACAAATGCTTGTTGAATCCAATCTTTAGATGCTGGTATCATCATCACTTAATCTCACATGCTCCGCCTGCACAAGCTAACTCACCTGACAGGTCAGTGTTATCATCTAATTCAATAACACGAGTTAAATCAATATCTTTTAATGACAGCATCATTTTTTCATATGTTTCTTTAGTACAATCTTCAAATGGTGCTTGAGTATACGTACCTCCATCATATGGCAATACCGATAATCCGTTGTAAAAATCTCTATTGTCCCACATCCATTGGCCAGCTGCCTCCCATTCATGATCACGTAATGAAATAGTTGCTGATACATTATGAGTATTGTTTCCGCTGCGGTGTCCTGGCTTAATCCATTCTTTTGATACTCGTTTAACACGTTCTAACAATTGGAATGGTGATTCAGATCTCATGATTGATCCATCTGGAGCTTTTTGCGGAATAGAAATCACTGCAGTATCATGTGGACGGAAATATTCATCTTCAACAAGTTCTGGATGATACATTGATAGATAAGTATAAATAGCTTCATTCTTACCGACACGTACACGTCTAATATAATAATCGTTATGCCATGCATGTATACCAGACGATGTACCTAAGGTTAATGATGTTGTTCCTGCAGGTTTAACTGTTGTACAACGAGCTGATTTATTAATGTCAAGCAGTAATGCTACTCGTGCATTTTCTTCTTTTACGATACGAGCTGATTCTTTCATATCATAACCTAACACAGTACCTGATCCAATACCGGTCATAGATACACCAATTAATGCATCCTTTTCTGTAGTACGTTGCCAGATAGGTCTTAGGTAATGAAAGTCTGTATAACTTGCTTGCAATGTTCCAATGAAAGCAGCTGCCTTTACACGAGCGTTATAATCATCTTGTGATTCGATATTAGATACATTTACTTCGCATAGGTTGCAAAATTGGAAAGGTCGTAATGCAATTTCACAGCATGGATTAGTTCCCCAATCTTTATCATTAGAAAGATAAATACCAGGCTCGCCTGCTCCTGATAACTCTACTCGTTTCCAAATATCTAAAAAGAATTCTTTAGTTAATTTATGTCGCATTAATACAGCAGAATTATTTGCACGGCCGCGCTGTGGATTCTGTTCCCACCAAGCACCAGATTTACATGCAATCATTTCATCATCATCAGCGCTAAACAAACTGATAAGAGCTGCTCTACGAATACCACCTGCTAATACAGCATCTGCAATATGACATACGATATCATGCGTTTCTAATGGTGTTAACTTTGCACCATCTTCTTTTTCATTTAAGATACCTTCAATTTTAACAAGGCATTCTTTAAGAGGTTGAGGTCCTGGTGCTTTTCCTCCTGAGGTTACTAACCTAGCACCTTTTGGTCGAATATCTGAAAAGTCAAAACGTAATTTTGATCCTCCATAAAAATATGATTTCATCAATGCTTTAACAGCATCGGCCCAGCCTTCAATTGAATCTGCAATAAGGAATCGACGAGTACGATCTGGATTCGGTTTACGTATTTCTGGCAATGCTTCAACGTGATGTTTTTGTACTGAATAACCTACGCCTGTACCTCCTAATAATAGGAACATTGTCTCGCCAAATGCTCTCCAATCATCAATTGGCAAATAAGCACAATTGTAAATTCTGTTAGGTGAAATTTCGATTGGCTTACCACCAAACTGTAATGATCTCATAGATGGTAATACTTTCTTATCATATACAAATTGATAAGCCGATTCAATTTCATCTGCCAAATTAGGATATCGTTTGATATGCATTTCTTTGTTACGAGTTACAAGCTCATCCCAACTCTCTCTCCTATTTAATTCTGGTAAGTATTTTGCATACTTCATGTAAACCGTGATATCTGATAATATCCTATTCGAAACGTCCATTTCTAAACTCCTTTATGTATTAAATTAAACAAAAAATTGTAACCGGTTAAGATTACAATTCCTTTTATTTTTTATATAAATATAACATGTATGATGCTACACCATTGCTTTTGATAACTTTTTCTAAACTTTTTTAACCAAAATCGCTATTGTTAATTTCTTGGAATTTACGCGATAACATCTTACGAGTAAATTCTTCTCCTTTATCCATTTGCTTTTGGGTCTCCTTGCCTTGGACAGAAGTATCTGCATATATATGAATTTGTCCATTAGAGGTATTCATTTTACTTGGCAATGTAATACCATCTGGACCGAAACGATTTTTAATGACATGCCATCGTCCTGTACCTGCCAATTTATCTTGCACCTTACGAGATAATGATATTACAAAGTCAGCAACCATTACTTTACCATATGATTCAGAAATCTTCTCAGCACCGATAACATCTTCTTCTAATGCAGAACGATTTGCTTGAGATGCCGTCCATATAGGAATTTCATATTCACCTGCCATACCACGTAGGTCCTCATATATTCCTTCTAACTCATGTCGTTTTTCTTGTCCATGACCTCTTAACAAATCAGCATAGTCGACAATTACTATGTCAGGCTTTTTACCTTGCATGATACATTTTTCAATATGACCACGTAAACCTAATACCGATACTGTCTTTGTCGGATAGTATTTAATGATTAACTCTCCATTTAATTTTTCAAGCTCTTCTTTAACCTGAGACTGATAATGTTTAAGATTCTGATTTGGAATACCAGTAATTACAGAGTCATATCGCAGACCGACATATGCTTCATTTAATTCTAAAGTATAATGTACAACTGTCAATCCTTTCTTAACAGCATTTGCGCCAATGTTAATTAAACCCCATGACTTACCAATACCAGCTGGTGCAACGAATACGCCTAATTCTCCTTTACCTAATCCACCATCTGTCAATTCATTGATCACTTCCCATGGCGTTTCTTTTGTAAATCGTACAGCTTCTGTATAACGCGAATCTATAGATGTCATGTAATCATGACCAATATCTTTATCACCACCGGCTTTTAATGCATTATCAATTTTTGCTTTGATATCTTCATATCGGCCATGTTTCAAAAGATCAACCGATGTAAGAATTGCTTTTTTGATTTCCTGATTTTTACAAAAGTCAATTGCTTGCTGTTTAATAAATTGCAGATCATCTGCTTCTGTATATTTCCAAGCATCTTTAAGATGAGCTTTAATCTGTTCTTTAAGAACGTCATGTTCCACATCATCCAACTTGACCTTCATCACTTCTAATGTAGGAGTTGATTTATACTCTTTATTATATTCCAATATCATCGTAATGATCCAGTTATTGGCATCACTTTCAAAATAGCTAGGCAATAAGATATCGGCTATCTGCTGTAAAAACATTTTATCTGTAAATAAAGCAGTAATAACTTTTATCTGAAAACTGTAACCGTATGAACTTAATCTATCTGTCATACTTAATTATATAAATAAAATTTCAATTATCAAAGATTTCTGTAAGCATTTAATGAATTAAATGCCGTTGACATCCATGTATCCAGATCTTTTATAACTGTATACATTTTGTCTTCCATGAACATACGCTTAAATGAGAGTACATCCATTTTATTAATTTCATTGTCAACGAGATTCATGATAAGCATTTTGGCATTACCATTAATGTCGACGTTTTTTAACTGCATTAAATTGTAATTCAATTCAATTTGAGTTTTATTCTGTGCAACGGTTTCATGTATTTTATATTTTTTATCAACCGTTTCAGCGTATTCAACAAATGTATCAACATCGACTTCTGCTTCTTCTGTCATTATCGGAAACTGTTTTAACATCGTTTTCAAACCAATGCCATTAACACCTGGAATGTTATCTGATTTATCACCCGTTAATGCTCTATACAATAAATAATTTTTTGAATCTAATCCAAATTCTTCACGTATAACATTTGGCGTATACATTATTTTTTTAACAGGACTCCATACAGTAATACGATTATTTACTAACTGTAAAAAGTCTCTATCAGTAGATACAATTGTAATTCGGTTTTGTGGTTCTGTAAAGATTTCGTTTGCAATATATGCAATAGCATCATCAGCTTCGATATTATCAATTGCCATTGTTGTGATAGGTAAGCATTGCAAATATTCAATCATACGACCAAATTGTTTTTTCATGCTCTCTTGTTCATCCTGTAATGATGCAAACTCCGCGTATCGATTGAATGCTGTTTTTACTGCTCGATTTGCTTTATAGTTAGGATACAATTGTTTACGTCTAGCAGAACCTCCCTTACCATCAAATACAATGATACATCTTGTTGGTTTATGTTGGCGTATTGCAGATGCAACAGACCGTAAAAAGCCTGTTACACCTCCAATATGCATTCCATCATCATTCAAGGCCGGGACGGCCGAAAACACCCTAATGAATGTATTCAAGCCGTCGATAATTAGAATATGGCTGTTCTTACTTGACCCCGTACCTTGTTCACGATCACGTTCAACTTCTCGTAGTAAATCGAAATATCTAGCTTTCATTATCCTTCTTCGCTAATAAATTCATCATCAATTTCGATATCATCAATTCCAAAATCTTGCCCTGGTTGATATTTTAAGATATATGCACTACAGATAGCATCATAAATTTCTTGACGCAATGTATCATCTTCCTTGATTTTCTTTTCAAAATCTTTTGATTGGAATTTCACATCAGTACCATCTTTGCGTAAGAATGTATACCATGCACCTGACTGAGCAACTAACTTGTAATCCTTCATAACATTTAACCATCCACCATAGTTATCAATACCAGACTCAAAATAGATATCATAGTCAATTGATTTTAATGGTGGACCCATTCTGTTTTTAATCACTTGGCATCTTGTTTTAATACCGATGACTTGTTCTACGCCATCAATCTTAGCTTTAATTTGACCAACTGATTTTAATCGTAACCTAACCGATGCATGAAATGGAATTGCTTTACCACCTGAGGTTGTATACGGATCGCCGAATGCCACACCTAGTCTTGTACGTAACTGGTTTGTAAATATCAAACAAATCTTTTCACGGCCAATCATATTTGTAATCTTACGCATACCTTTTGACAAAATAATTGCCTTTGATGTTGCATAACCATCTTTATCAAATTCTTTAGCCATTTCAATTTTCGTAGATGCGCCCATTACAGAGTCTACTACAATTGTTACCAATCGGTCTTTGTTTGATTTACGAACTGATTCAACGATGCTTTCAATAGCTTCAAATATGTCCTCAACAGTATCCAATGGCACATATAACATTTTTTCAAGATCTAAACCAATCGCTTCAAGGAATTCTCTACTAACTGCATTTTCTGTATCAATATACACTGCCATACCACCTTCTTTTTGTGTATTGGCTAATGCATGAGCTGCTAATAATGATTTACCTGATGCTTCTAGTCCTGTGATCTCAATTATACGGCCTACCGGAAATCCTCCATTGGGTCTATTTGAAATTGCTAGGTCAAGCATATCTGACCCCGAATCAACCCAACCACGTACCTCGCTCGGTGCATCAGTATCACTATCAAGAAAAAATGCAGTTTTGAATCCTGTATTTTTGAATTTCTTGTTAAGATTATCTGCTAATGTAACCGCTAGGTCGTCGCGTAGATCGCTTTTTGTTTTTGACATAATGTAACTCCTTAATCGTTAAATAACGCGTCGAATGCAGATGAAACATCATCTACTTTGTTTACAGGTGGTTTAACATTTGATTTTGGTTCTGCATCAAAATCATCTTCAAACTCATCTGTCTTGGCAGTCGTTGTTTCTTCTTCTGAAGACTCTGGATCTAACCATTTTTGCAATGCTTCTTTCAATTCATCATAAGTTGGTTCTTTGAAAATATCAGAAAGACTTTGCTGATTTTTTGCTACTGCCAATGCAACATTTTTATCTTCAGTTAATGGCGTTGCATTTGGTTTAACACGAATTGTCGTTTTAGGATATGAACCTCCGCCTTCAGATGGCGTAAATTCAACAACGATATCACGTCCATTCATTGGATCAGAAAGATCACCGTAATCTGGATCTGCAATAAATCCTAACAACTCTGTATAAACATTTTTACCAAATCCCCAGAACTTAACTCCTTCAGATTCTTTACCACGAACAATGATAGGAACATAAGTTCTCATTTTCGGTTCAAGCTTCTTGCCAAGTTTCCATTCATCTGAATTACCTGATGATTTTAATTTCTCAGCAAATTCAACTACTGGATCTGGCTTTCCATAAGTTACTGGTGATAAGAAATTTTTCTTACCTAAATCGTAATGAAAATACAATTCCTGAAATGGATTTTCTTTGTCGTACTGATAAGGTACGATTCTAATTGTTTGTTTACCAGGCTCGGGTTTCCACAAATTGTTTTGGCGGGTGCCTACTGTCTGTAACTGGCTAAGTTTACGTTTAATTGCATCTAAATCAATTGCCATTTTTTACTCCTTTTTTTAAGTTAATAATTAATATTGATTAAATATATAAACTTTATTTCAATGTACCAAGACATTATTGAAAAAAGTTTGAAAAAAGTTTTTATTTGTTATTTGTTAATTAGTTGTGTATGCGTTGTATTTATTTTAATTTTTTAGGATACCAAGTCTTAAAGTCATTAGGCGCTGTTTTTTTCCATATAGCCTCGCCTTGTTTTTGCAACCCGGCAGCATTAATTTTAGCAACTAGTTTTCGGATCTCTTCCGCTTCATATCTGCCTTGTTTATAATATCTATGATCATCGCTAAATTCATACCACCAGTCATGTGATTTAAGACGATCTTCCAATTGTTTTAACATTGGATTTTCTGTGGCTTCTAATAGTATAGTTTTTAGTTTCATAGTATTTCCGTAGTTTTACATTTCGTTATATGGCTCAAAATTATCTGCTAGGTTTGCTAAGATATCCATTACTTTATTGTACATGTCTTCATCTGTAGAAGCAATACCTGATAACCATTGTTGCATATCACCGGCTACATCATCTGCTGTTTTCCATGTTCGATCAATATCAGATTTCAAACGCATTGCGGAATTAGCTTCTGAAATTACCATTTTATCATTGCTAGATAAACGTCCTTTGAATAGCCTTCTATAATTTTCTTGTAAGTTCATTTTGTTTCCGATAATTAAATTTTATTATTATTGAACTGCAATTACAAACATTGGTTGAGAGTAACCAGGGTCATTTTCTTTATAATATTCGTAGTTTGGCCCGGGTACAAGTTTTTCTAATGCTTTAACAGCTAATTTTGCACCAGATTCTTTGTTAAAATATATGTACACTTCTTTTTTTGTCTTACCAGGTGTAATTGATTCATACCCTGGTAAGCGGCTAAGTTGGCGTTCTATTTTAGGATTATCATAAATTTCTTTCGCAGCTTCACTATTAGCTTCTGAAATTAACATTTTATCATTGCTAGATATTCTACCTTCTTCTATGTATCCACCATATTCACCGGTACCGCGATCAACGCGTTCTAATTCGTCAGCAATCTTTTGCAATGTATTTGAATCTATTGAATCAATTCTAAATTCAACTATATCTTCATTTGGATCATATTTACGATTTAAAGCAGACTTATCTATTCCATACTTTTTGAATACATTGACAGCTTTTTGATCCATAAATCGTTTATAACCAGAAAAAAGATATACTTCATTAGCTTCTATTAACATTTTATCATTACTTGATATTCTACCTTTGAATAGCCTTCTATAATTTTCTTGCAAGTTCATTTTGTTTTCCGTATTTAATATAAATATACTTTACAAATTAATTCTACGCATTAGTTGCAGTTGTATTCTACGTAACCCCTCATCATTAGTTAGTAACAATGAATTGCGATATAATGTCCAATCCACTTGAAACATCTTATCTAATACACCGTTATTAGCAGCGCATATAATTGTATTCAATGCATTAACTGTGTATAACGTGTTAGTTTCTTTTTTTCGGTGTATTGAAATTGTATTAGGTGTTTTTGTATAACCAACCGCTTCAATGTTAAATGTAACGTATAGATCATTGCGATTATCAGCATCTGAAAACACAAACATTCTACGTTCTGTAATTGTATATGACTTTGTAATGTAGTCTGTAATTAAATCTAAATCTTTTTTATGTGCGAATGTGCATAGTAATTGCGTTTTCAATGTTTATCCTTATATATTTAATTTTACCGAAGGATTTGTATTATGCCATAAAATACTACTTTCAGGATATGAAGACCCTAATGTAATAACTCCACTATCGATAACCGAATCAATTTCGGTTTTATCTACAACGATAAATGATAAATCTGTCGATGGCGTTTTTCCACTATCTCTAAAACGATGAAATATGATAATATCATTACCGATTTTTGTTAAATAAGCATCTAAATTAGTTTTTACCAATTGCCGGCCGATTGATTTTAGATCTGTCCATTTTGTATTATTATTAAAATATTTTTTAACGACTTCATCTTTATCAAAATAAATATTTGTCAACCCATCCTGTATTTCTGTGATAAATTCGTCTTCTGGCATTTGTCCTTTTTTAACTAAAATATGATATGCGTTATATATTGCATAAGCTATATTTGTATTTTTAGCATCGGCAAAAAAATCAGCAGCATCTTCTTCTACAGTATAATCATTATTTGGTCCTGATTTCATCATCTGGCCAATAAAACTAGATTTCAAATTCAATTCCATGCCACGACCAGATTGTACACCTAAACGACCACCTTTACCTTTTAACTCAACAGTTTTACCATTGAGCTCTAAATCACCGCCGCCGGTAGCATTTTTTACATTTTTGAATAATAATGAAAATGCAATCTCAGCTGGTCCGGTAGCACTTCCTCCAGCATCAGGCCCTGGTTGTATTTTTATCATTTCACCAATTGATGTATCTGATAGTCCTGTTATGTCTTTTATATTTCCACGGCCATCTTCTTTCCAGGTCAAATCTTTCGGTGAATCAAAATATTTAATAACATCGGTCACATCTGGCAATGATGATATTTTATTAAATACGATGTCAACTGCATTGTTACCTAAACTATAATTTTCTGGAGCAATGTTTTTTGATATAAGATAATTAATTGTTTTTTCTTTGAAAGCTGAATTTGCGATAACGCGATGTATTTTTATTAAATCATCGTTATCTAATTTTACAACAGGATTATCTAAAAGTTTTTTAATATCTGCTAATGTAATTTTAACCGAATCAGCTGATTCATAAAGTTCTTCTACTGGCTCGGCGTCTAAAAATGCTTGATCCAATTCATCAACTTCATTCAAGTTAACGCCGTTCTCAGCTAATACTTCATCTAGTATTGCCAACTCCTCCGTGGTATATGGTGCATCAGCATACCCTTTAGGTAGTCTGTAAAACCATTCTCTTACAATGTGATCAAAATTCATACAATAAACTTTTTTAATAAATATTAAATTACACGAGAAGTCATGTCAGACATGGCATGATAGTTTGTACCAGCTTTAATCTTTACTGGAAATTTACCGTGTTCAGATAAAATGTTTTGCATTTGAATAATGAAACGACGACCATCATTCATATCATAGTCAAACAGTAACGAGTCATATGTATACAGAATTAATTTGCTGTTATGACGCTTCATTGCTGTATTTACCTTGTTTAATATCACCAAGTTATGTTCTGTTTCAGTTGCCTGTAATATGTAATTAAACAACTTGTTAGCATTCATATCTGGTAAATGTGACTTGTATAATTTACGTTTTAGCCTAGGCGTTTCCACATAACCTTTACGATTGAATGATTTCCATAACGACTGAATATACTGTTTAGTTTCACCAAAGAAAGGTATTTGCTCAAAGTCTTTGTCTATACCTCCATATAACAAACGAAATGTGATCTGCTTGGATTGTTCATATTCATCATTGCTTAATTCTGGCTTGTTAAAATATTGCCGGCCAAAATACGTATGTATTGATTCATATGGTAACTGATATCCAATTAACTCTGCAATCAACCGTACATGGAATGCATCGTAATCATATTCCAATAAAAAGCCATTTTCAAATCGTGATTGAAATGCTTCTCGTGAACCATCTTCTTTGTTTAGAGCCGCGTAATTAATACCGCCAAACTTATTCGAAGGTCGTCCCGTTGTAGTATATAAATTATATTCTGTAAAAACTTTGTTATCATGTATTCCATTTGTCTGAAATTTTTCTGTAAATATTTCTTGGTTTATTTGCAAACCATTTTGTTCAATTTCTGAAAATGTATCAATTGCCAATTCATCGTAATTACGAAACTCATCTGTCATTTCAAATACAGAATATGCTTTCATAAATTCCGTACGCATTGCCTGGCATCGTTCGATATGGCGAGTTATTGGCAACCAATCATTGGTATCAGTTTCGTTATGCCACCATCTGTTCCAGACATCATGTGCATTGGTATTTGTTTCATTTAACGGTAGCATTGCACCGGTTTGCCACCATGCCATTAGGTCAGCATCATAGCATTTATGTTGATAGAACTTTTTGAAACGTTTTTTAGCTAATACAAAGATATTCGCCTGACTTGTAAGTTGTTGTATATGTTCGATATCCTGGCTCAAACAATCGTAATGACGGGCTGAAAAAATAAATTCTTCATCATGTTTTATACTATAGATATAAATGAAACTTATCTGATTTTGAGTATAATGTTTATACGTATCTGAATACACAGGAATCCAGAAACTGTCGTGTTCATCGATACTTCTCTGCAGATATTTTAGATCTGAACTATTCTCAATTATAATCATTACATAAATATAATAACTATTTTTCGTATGTCCAAATTATTTCACAGGAAAAAGTTGTCGATTGATGCCACTTATTTCTTTAGGTCCTTGATATACCTCACCAGTCGCTCTGATATGATATGCGCCTATATAATTGTTACCAGCGCTATCTAAATATAATCCTCCAGCTGTAAAGAGATTTTCTTGTGCACCGGTATATGTTATTTTTGCAAATTCTGTCAAGTCTGTAAGCACGTATGTTCCAATACCAGGTAATGTGCGTTCCAATGTTTGAACTGCCAGACTATTTTTTGCACGCAATGTGTTAATGTCACCTACAATTGTCCATTGTATAAGATCACGACGATATAATCTACCATTCGGCCCTGGCTGATTAGCAGTGTTTAATGATTTGAACATTGGTGTATCAACTTCATATATTTTGAATGGTTCATTAATTTTCTGAATAAAGAAACGTGTAATGTAACCGTTCTTATAATCTTCTGGCGTGACAGTTACAAAATGATTTGTTACCGGCGTATGCTGACTAAATAATTTTTTTGACAATTGCAAATATATTTGACATTGTGGATTCTGTAACGGTTTAATCAATGGCAATAATTCTCGACTAGTCTTTGGATTGAATTCTGGATCTGAATAAAATGCATTGTTTGGATAAACATGATATTCACCAAAATATTCTTGCAATGTATCTGCATACATGAGTTCACCGCCAGTAGTAGTGCCTACTTTTATATTCTCTGGGGAGGTGACATATGGTCTTTTCAATCCTGGCATAACTAATCCTTTATGGTACTAACCTTGCTACCGTTGTAATATCAGTTACCCAATCTTGACCGCTGACTGTATGTTCTACTCGAGTAACGGTAAATGCAGTATTTTCTGCCCATCTAGTCGCTGACAGCGATGCCATTTCTAAAGCTTGTCCAAATTTAACACCAGCAACGCCATTTACTTTTAACGATAATCCAATTGGATAAGGTCGGTCTGTTTTATTTGCCGCTTCACTTGTACTTAATGATGCAACTGCTTCGCGTATTGTCGATTTTATTCCGGCGGCTTGTGCTGAATCAAAACCAGCTTTTGCCAATGCATCTTTAGCATCTGTCCAACCTTTGAATGAAAATGATGGTACTTTGTCATTAGCAACACTTCCTTTAGCAAATGCTTCTTGTTGCCAAGCCGATGGTACATCACCAGAAATGCTAGATTCACGTACGCCACCTTCCCCTGATATATCATCATATGTTTCAATACCGCCGCTTTTATTTTTTGATTTTTTATTAATAATAATTAGCGGTACTTCAAGTTCTTCGGATGCGGTAGGTTCTTCTAATAATGCCATATCACACCATCCACCCGTTGCTTCTGAAATCATTGAAAACAATGCACTAAAGAAACCTTCTAAATTCATTTTAGTACCTGACGGATCAGTACTTGGATCAGTTTCACTATTTGTTGATAAATTTGTTTCAATTGTTTTTAACGCGGTATATGAAATTAAAATATCGCCACATGACGCCTTGCCGCCTGACATATGGTTAACGTCTGCGTTCTGAGTAAATATACCAGTTGGCTTACCTAACAAATTTTTAATAACATCAGATAATGCCTGCGAACCTCCTCCTACAGCATAATCAGCCTGACCGTCACTACGTGGAAATAATATATTTAACGGATCGCCGGATATCAATGGACATTTACCGCCTGTGTCCATATCAACAATAGCTTGAGAAAAATCAATAGGCTTTTTACCTTGCTCTGTAATACTTTTGTTAACATATGACATGATATGTGAAAATGTAAAATATACTAATCGACCTTTTGGACCTATTGTAGATTCAGGAGCAGTACCTTGTGATATTCCACTTGGCGCAACAAATTCAACAAATTTACCTGGTATGCCTTTACCTGTATCAGCTGATAATGTTAATGGATTAGTACTAGTAGAAAATTTCAATGATTCATGCATTATATAATCAATTAAACTAGTAACTGGTATTTTTTCTTGCCACGGTAAGATATCAAAAAGTTTTCCTAATCTATAAAAATTAGCGGAGGCGCCTTTAGGCAATCCAAATGCTGATGTACGCAGCACTTCCATACCTTTACCAACGCCGGTGCATGTAAGCGTCCATTTTCCATCTTTTGATGAATTGAATGAATGCTTGTATATTGTTGTTGAAAATGATGAACCGCCGCCTGCTCCGGGACCACTTCTTCCTATAGTAACTGTAATGTCTTTACCTACTTTGAATTGTGTTAGCAATGCATCAAATGTTCTGGCATCATAAGCAGTAACCGTAAATTCAGTACGGCGTAATGATCCAGCAGTACCTTCCAATGTCACTTTAACAGATTCTAATATAGTAGCCGGTCTTCCAGTACCACCCCCTGTTGCTATTGTAGGACTATCAGGACCGCCGCCACCGGCGCCTACTGATGCATATGCATTTGACCGTATAGAATACCCGACACCACCGGATCCTCCGGGAGGTTTGGGGGCAGGTCCTATGTTATATATATCTGGCATATTACTTGTCCTTTTCTGCGGCTTCTAGCTGTCTTCCTAAATAATCTAAATTTGCTGGAATGCGTAATTGTATTCCCGGGGGTACTATCAATGATGCAACTCGTATATCATTTGCAATTGCAATTAACCACCACAGCGCAACATCCTGATAAAATTCTTGTGCTAACAGATCAAACCGATCTCCTTCACGTGAAATAATGTATTGGTCATCAGGTTGTACTGGTGGCTTTGCCATACGCACCGTTTCAAAACGAGCATTATCAGTCTTAGTTGAAAATAAATATCTGTTCATTACTGCCATATAAACTCCTAATCACCGTATTTAACATAACCTTTACCTTTCGCAGGTTTAACATTACCAAGATATTTCATTGATAAATCAACTGCTGTATACATTGGTAATCCATCGTTTTTAGTATCTATCTTAAATTTATTATCTCGTCCCATATTTCCTGCAATAGACCATGGTGTTTCATTGTCCCAGTCAAATGACACTGATTCAATCACCATTGGTATATTACGATAAAGTTTACCAATAGTAACTTTTGGTGTTTGTGCCCATGGACCTGATCCATAACCAGGTAATGAATACTCAGCTAATTTTTTCAATTTAGGCCATGGTGAGTCACCAGATTTTTCATATACAACCATAAATGATACAGAAACACTACGTTCAAATGACGTATATAAATATCTAGGATCTGCTCTGTTTTGATCTGACTCACCTGATAGCGATGGTGAAAATGAATCTGATAATGCTGTGATATATGCCGGAAATATTACATCACCAATCTTAAATGTAATCAATTCTGAATTTGTTACTTTATCATTTCCCGCGTCATATGATTCTCCTGCTTTACGGAAATCAATAATTTGTGGATTCTTATAATTTAATTTACGGCTTTTAGCTGTTGATCTAATCTCACCGTAAGTCATTGTTTTATATGTCTGCAATGATATGTTTCCATCAGCTGGCTGTTCTGGCGTTGCAACATTGCGGTCTGGTACTGTCCTGGCAGGATTAGAAAATCCTTGAAAGTCATCGCCTTCAATACGATTAACGGCTGTTTCAATTTCATCTGGTTTAGCGCCTTGATACACTGCAAAACGATTTCCATCACTATTAGTACGGAAATCAATATCTGTATTACGATTTTCTCTACGTGCTTGCGCAGCTCTACCTATATCATAATATTCATCTTCTGATGGTCGTTCTTCTGTAAATTTACCAGTTAATCGATCACGAACACCGATTGTCTGTGCAGCGTTATCTGCCTTAGCTCTATCAGTGTCACCAACCCCGTTAAATCGATTTCCAGATGATGCTTCTTCACGTAAACGAACAATCATTGCCTCTTCACGTTTAGTACGATTACCTTCGGTTGTATCGGTATCAATCTTAAACGCTTCACCTGGCTCAGCTACTTGACCTTTGGTACTAAATATAGCTCGGAAGTCTCTAATTGAACTTTTATATGGTCCTACATTATCACGATCAATCGCAGCTTGGCGTAGCAATTGATATGAATTTTCTCTTACATCAGGCTTAACTGTTTGTATTTGGCCACCAATTGTTTTCTGTGTCCATGTACGTTTTGAACGAGTATCATCAATTGGCGATTTTAATTCATCGCGATCATTCTCATGAGCATTCCAAGATGCAGGCAACATCATCCATTTACGTATCAAAGAATCTTTATACTTGTATGGAGCTGGTGTTTCTGTTGTACGATCTTCTGCTTCTAATCGAATACCGTAATCAGATGCATTTAATGCACGTGGTTTATACGGATATATATATGAATACTCTCGATCACGTATTTCAGAGAATGGTAATGTAGTGATACCACCTAAACGTGTTCCGGTTGGTATTTCTCTGGTAGGATCTGGTGTTGTTACACTCCATCTACGTATCGCCGTTTCATTGATACTGCCATCAAATGAAATTGAGGTAGGTCCTAATCTATCTGTCAATTTATCAATTGATTCGCCAATGCCAGGTCCTTGAATCCAACCTTTCTTTTTATCACGTATTAAATCGCGGTATATTAATACTAATCGGTTGTTATCAGTAGGCGATACTGTTTTACCTGACTGGGTAATACCTCGAGCACGCTCCTTATGAATGTCTTCATAGTTTGATGGCGGTGATGGAGGAAATGGTAAGTATCCAGGAGTATCATATGGAAACTGTCCATGCTTCCTGTTATGTACTCCGGTATATGTTAACCCTACTTGATCGAGTAAATTTTGTACAACAAATACTTTTGGCGAGTTAGCATTCCATGCAGGAGTCTGAGGAGTACCTTCGACACCTTCCCTATTTGGATACATCAAATGCAATAAATTTTGTTTGGTAATCCACCATTGGCCAGCTGGTCGTGCTAGGAAGTTTGATATACGTTCAACGTCTAATTTAGCTCGTTCTTGTACTACAGATAATCCACCTCGAGGAATATCACCAGCAAATCCATCTTTACCAAATCGTTGTGGATCGCTGTTATCATCTCGTTGTATACCTCTTAATATAAAAGGTGGTGCAGGATCGCCATATGGATTGTAAACTTCATTACGTACTTTGAATTTATTATACATTGCCTCAATTGGTTTGCGTACTGTATATGTATCTGCCAAACCAAAATTTGTCAATGAACTATATATTTCACCGTAACGTGATGTCACATTAAATCCTGTACGTGGTTTATCAAATTGATATACCTGTCCAATTGGACCTACCGGAAATTTTGATCCGTTACCTAATTGAGCTAAACGAGATGCTGTTCCACGGAAACTATGTGAGTTATCATCGATTGTAAAATCATTTTTAGAAACGCGAGGGATAAATGTAGACGCTGCTCCGTTATTATCAAATCCACGTGGCTGTGCACTTACAGTCAAATCTTCATTATTAACAAATCGAGTCGATGCTTGATCTGCATTAGGAAGATAACCTGATGGTCGGCCGTTTGAGCTATACCATGATAAATTTGACCGTAAATCCATTAATGCCATTACAATCCTTTATTTCGCGACTGAGTCGCTGTTACTGACTGACTTACTTTTGCCCCATCCATATGAACTACTGGTGGATTTGCTGCGATAGCAGCTGCTACTGCCGCGCCTAATGCATTATAATCAATTGCCGGAGCCGATCCACCACCACCTCCATGAGACGGTGACATTGATACTCCATCATTTTTTGTTCCCTGATAAATACCACCTTCACGAGGTGATGTGACAACAGGTCCTCCATTTGGATTGATAGCTAAATCGCCTACACCCATTATAGAACCCATGGCCATTTCAATACCTTTTTCTTTGACCATTCCACCTAAATCAGAATTCAAAAATCCGCTAGCGGCTCCCATTAAACCACCGCCGCCGCCTAAACCTAACATACCGCCGGCTTTACCTAATAACCCTTTTGCTTTACCTAACAATCCTTTTCCACCACCAGCACCACCGCCACCAATAGCCGCGTCTTGAGGTCCGCCGCCTGGTTGTATGTTCTGAGCATTTGTCGCTGCCTCTGCCATTTCATCTGATAATGCTGTTGCATCTTTTACGGCTCCTTTAAGATTTGAATCCACGTGTTGCGCATTATTAGCTAATTGCTGAGCATTATCAGCTGATTGCTGAATATTATTGGCTACTTTATTAGTAGCAGCTGCTTGCTCATCTTGCATCGCTTTTACACGTTTTTCAAACTCATATTGCTCAAGTGTTTTGTTTAATTGTTTTTGTTTGTAACTAGCATATAGTTTGGCTGCTACTAACCAAAGCAAAAGCCCTCCACCTATCCATTTTACCGCTCCTTGTATCGGTCCTAAAAAATTCCAGATTGCACCAAACATATCACCGACCGGTGCCAAAAATGTTAATACTGATTTTACGCCATTTGCGATAGACATTACAGTTTGACCTAATGCTGTTGCAATTGGTAATAGATATGATTTCAATGTTTCTTTCATATCTTCCCAATTCTTAGCCATTGCATCGGATTCATTCTTTTGTGCAATTGCTTTTTTAATATCTTCATCAGACATTTTTGCCAATTCTTCTGCAGTCTTTCCTAATCCCTGAGCCGCGGCCATTTCATCTTTTGTTAATTTTCCTCGTTGTTGCTGAATTGCTAATGATTTAGCTAAATCTTCAACTTCCATACCTAATGACTCGGCTAAAGTTTCTCTTTCCAATCGACCCATTTTCTGGAAATCAGCATATGAACCGGCTTGTTTGGATACTTCTTCTGCCATACCTGCCAAATCACCAGACAATGCTAATTCACGAGCTTTATCTAAATTAATCTGTTTTCCTGATAATGCTTGAAATTCATATTGTTTTGTTAATGAATTTTCTATGTCTAATAAACCATCTGCAATACCTACTATTTGTTCTAAATTTAATCCTAACTTAGCACCTGCAATAGCCGTTTTCTGAAGTTCTTTTGTATTTCCGCCTAAATATTTTAATGTCATTTTTCCGTTTTGTGCAATATCGGACATTACAGCGCCGGCATCAACATATGAACGAGTAGCATCAGCTGCCAATGATGATTGCATCGCCGCGGCATCCTCTGCAGTGGCACCCATTTCCATCATTGTAGCTTGAACTTGTCCCGCAGTATCAGCGCCATATCCATAAGATTTTCCTAAATCAGCAACAGCGGATGCCGTCTCAGTTGTTAATTGAGCAGTGGACCCCATCGTTTTGATCACCTCTTCTTGCACAGCTACTATATCTTTTGTAGTCGCTAACTGTTCATTTAATCGTGTATTTCGTTTTAATGTGGATTCGTATAATCGTTCTGATGCAGCAAAGTTCATATTAGTATTTGTTGCTATACTCGATGCTTCTTTATCAACGTCTGATAATATACTCCATAACGCCGTTGCTGCGCCAACTACTAATAACATTGGATTTGCCATTACCATTGTGTTAAATCCAGCCATACCAGCTTTTAAGGAACCCATTAAACCACCGCCTTTTGCCATTTCATCATTCATGGCCGCGAATCCAGCATTTACGCCTTCCTTCATTTTCGCAGATGCATCATCTAGTCCTAGAATTTTAGATATTGCACCGCCGGCGGGCAAACCTTCAAACATCTTTTCTACACCAGCTCCTAACTCTTCGGCTTTCTCTGCCGCTAAATCATATGATGCAGCTACAGCTCTTCCAAATTTAGAATCGCGCGCGGCGTTTAATCTTTTAAGCGCTTGTTCCTCAGAATCAAGCGTATCCAATAAATGTTTATACGCTATCTGCTGTTCCGCAGTAAGATCGCCAGAAAGTATTTTCTGATTAATTAAGCTTCGTTCAGATTCTACTTCTTTAATTTTATTTTCTATAATTTTTTTATCAACTGCGTATATACTTGAACCTAAATCAGATATTTCATGTTTATTCTTTATCTGATTTTCTATTTTTTTTATTATTTCTTTATTCAGTTCAAGTATGTTTTCTTCTCGTTCAATAGCATCATTACGTAATTTATTAGCAGCTTTTTGTTGTTCAACTTGCGTTTTTTGACTATCATTAATTTTGTCAATAGTATCTAGCTCATCAATTAATTGGTCAGTTGTTTTGATAGAACCATTTAAGATTTTATTTTCAATTCTAATGCGCTCATCCAAAGTAATATTAATACTAGTAATAATATCCTGATAGTCTTTGGCTAATTTTAACTGCTCATCCGTAAATTTATTATCAGCTGCCATATCATTATCTCATTGCACGTAATTTTTTTATACGTTCTTCGCGACGTTCGCTATCAGCTTCTAAATTCGCAATTATATCTCTACCACGCTTTTCTAGTTCTGGAAATGTATCTAATTGTGTTTTTAAGTTTTGCAGTGCAGATTGATATTCAGGATAGTCTTCTTCATGATCAACTAGTTTTTTTAGAATCTTTTTGAATTTTGAACCAAATAAAAAACTTAAAATAGTCTTACCAATACCTAAACCTTCGTTAAGCTGTTTATCTAAATGATTTATTTGCTGAAGTTGTTTCTTTTCAAATTCATTCAGTCTCATATCACACCTTTTCTTTTTTAATAAATATGACTATCTACCAAATTTAGGTGGTGATGAACGTCTTGATGATTGTGCTTGCCTATTAGCCTTTTCTTGAGCTTTTGTTTGATCCTTAAAAATCTTATTGATTTTATTGATATAATATACACGCAGGTATACTGGCATATCAAATACTTCAGAATATGAAAAACCTTTTCCGTAATAGACTAGATCAAATATCTGGTCATATACATTTAGCCTATATTTTTGAGTCAGGCCAAAAAAAGTCCAATCCGATGTTAACCGAACCGCGAAAGGGTTCACGGTCCTCCTCATCGATACAATCGATTTCCATTGCAATGTCTGGAGTTAATTGTTTTATTTCATTACGTATATAACGCGAATCAATAGCAAATAATTCATTATCAACAAAATGCCTAATTGATTTTGAATCTGATTGTCCATCAACCGATGTAATGATATGTTTTAACATGGTTGTTACAGTTGCATTTTCATTACGTAGTTTAGCTAAACCTTTTGTTTCTTCATCAATTTTTCGTTGAATGCCATGAGTTACCAATTGAACTGTTATAACACGTTTTGATACAGGTAATTCTAATTGGAATTCTTTTTCACCTTCGGTAATGTTATCCCAATCAAGCTCTTTATCTTGTAATTGTGTTAAATCAACAACAACTTTTTGTTTTTTACCAGACGGCGTTACCGTTTCAAACTCATAGTCTTTACCATATCCTAATACTCGAGCAGCGACCATGATGGCATTTTTATCGCCTGATAATAAATCGTTATAATCAAATTGAGTAACTAATAATGATTTGAATAATTTATCTAATACAACACCTTGCTTAATATACGATTGGTTAGTTAAAATATCTTCTTCTTTTGCAGTCATGTATTTCATCTCAACCGTACCTCCAGACAAAGGATGTCCTTTTGGATAAAATTTTCCTTTTGAAGGAAGTTGAATAATTTCTGTTGGAAATTTATTTGTATGAGCATTATTGCTTTCTACAACTTGTTTTGTTTCGAATTGTGCAATTGCCTTTGCTTTAAGATCAGCATCGGATAATTCAACATTCTTTTTTGGGTAATCATCGTTAAGTGTCGTAGACATTTTTCTCCTTTATAACTTTTACTATTTAATATAAATATACAAGCATAAAAAAAAGCCCCGCAAAGCGAGGCTTAATTTTTTCGACCAGGGACACCCTAATCCAGTTACGATTAGAACTGAAGGATTGCGTAATCGTATTTCAATGTAAGTTCGATCATTAACGGATCTTCTGTTGACCAATCTAGATCTCCAAACGTTGCAGATGAAATAAATGCACCTTTCAATGTCCATTCTTCAACTTTATCACCTACAGGTCCTAAAGTATTAAATGTGATATCTTTTTTATAGAAATCTGAATATCCATCTCGTCCAGTTACTGATTCGTGATGCAAACGAACCCATTCCATTACCGCTTGTGCTCCTGATGGTACGACTGGGTCATATAATGATACGGTTACGTCTTGCCATC